AGCAGCTTTTACATCATCAAAGTCCAATTCAAACAGTTCACAGATTGCATGAAGGACTGTATCAGAATCAAGCTGTGATGCAGCATTCAAGATTGAAGTCAACCGGATTTGCATTGTTTCAGCTTCGGTCTTTTCAATCAAAGCATTGTCTGATGCATTGGTCATGACTTCCCTTGTGAATTCAAAATACACATCATTGACCTGATAATCAGTTTCATTGGTGTCATTGATTTCAGTCAAGGCAATCTTGACCAACTTCTTCAAGAATGATTTTAACCTGGTTTCAAGTTTATTGCATTTCAAATCAAGAAGGGCATACCTTGAACGGATGACCACATTGGTAATATTGCCATCACCAAGCTGTGCCGAATTGAAGCCCATACCAAACCGGTAAATGTTCTTTTCATCAATTTCAAGCTTTGCCTGTCTTGCTGCAACCGGAACATCCACTGTCTTGATGTCAACATCACCATCAGGTTCAACCCCAATATGTTTCTTGGTCTTGATGTTCTGAATCATTTCTTCAAGATTATCACCCTGGAAGCCTTTAACCACATACAGTCCTTCACTAATATCTTGCAGGTTATTTGACAAGCCACATGACATCAGGTCATAATCATCAATCAAAGCCTTGATTGGCTTCAAGTGACTGGTCTGTTTGCGGTTGTTGTCTATGCGAAAAAATGGAATATACCCAAGAGAATCACCAAACTTGCCTTCTTCATTATCCTTTTCATAGACAATATGTGGTCTTGGGTTCAGCGGTTCATCTTTGTCAAGTTCAATCTTTCCTTCATCTGCTTGAACAAAATATGTTACCTGTGTTTTATCCCATATCTGAATACGCTTGATTTTCTTCTGTCCTTTGTCAATGCGGTCAATGTACCAGTACACCACATATTCAGTGTGGTCATCAGTGTCCTTTGCCCTGACTTCAACAACACCCATTGCATCAGCATAAACAAAAGAAGTCCGGTCATCAGCGTTTTTATAGCCGTACATATAACCAAAGCCATTGGAACAGCAGTCTGTCAAGGCTTCGGAAAGTTCAGATTTGAAATCTTCACCAAAGTAATTATTAAGTTCATCTTGCAGTTCAGGAATGTCAGACACCACAAATGAATCTTTTCCTGATAACATATACTGAACACATTGGTCAACCAATTCTGTGAAGAAAGGATGACAGATTTTGATGTTGCTTCTGTTCGTATCTTCAACCAGGTTTCCATCTGCATTATAGTAATACAGTTTATAGTTCAGAATGTCATGACTGCCTTCATAATACCTTTGACCAATAGCAGCAACCCTTTTTCTTTCACTGGTTGAATCATCTTGAATCAGGTTGTAAATTTCATTCGGTTTCAGCATTTCTTTTCACCCCCAATCCACTTTTTATAATCATCTTTTATTGATGTGTAGAATGGAATGAATTCCGGCTTGATAGCCTGTATGAATCCATTGTCATCCACTCTGATTTCAATTATCCATCCACCCATGTGAATTGAAATACCTTTTCCCCTGGTGAATGGTGTCTGACTCTGGAAGCAGCCGGTTTGGAAGCAATGCACATTCCGATAGAAGATATATTCTGCTTTATGGTAATGACCAACAGCAAGAATGTTTGGTTTGCTGTCAGCTTCCATGGCTTCAATCATCTTCTGAATCTTGTATGAAATGGCATAGGCTGTTCCATCCCATGGATGCCTTAATTCCAGGGTACACTTCGGTGTCAAATTCACCATGGCACAATCCCTTCCAAGATAGTGCAGGTCAGGTCTTTCCTTTTCTATGGCATAGCCAATATCATAACCGCATTGCTTGAATATAGCTGCATCATGATTTCCAGTGATGAAATGGGTCTTGATTCCCTCAATATTGGGGTAATTTTTAACCACATCTTTCAGCATTTCATCAGCAGAAACTTCATACAAATCATATTCATGCCCTGGTCGTATTTTAAGACCATCAGTGATGTCACCGGTATGATAAACATTGCAGATGCCTTGTGCTGCACATAGGTCATAGAAGCTGTGCAAATATGTCAACTGTGCATATTTTGAACCGAACTGTGTATCACCCATCAGTCCAAAAACAATGGATTTGCACCCACCCCATACAGGGTTGAACTGTTCAGGAATCTGATTCTGTATAATCACAGGTTTTTCATTGACCGGTTGTTTTTCCTCTTTAGGATAGGGATGTGTTGAATTCAGATGCCGTTTGATATACTTCTGAATTCTGTCATACAGCCCATCATAACCAAGTTTTTTTTCAACCTGTTCAGTGATTTCAGAAATCTTCATTCCTTTCTTGAACAGGGCTTCCACTTCTTTCTGCCAATCGTTCATTCTTTCAACCGCCTTCATTGCATAATAAATACAAAAGCCTTGAAACACTATAATTTCAAGGCAGTTTGTTATTAACCAGTTACTAATACATCCATTTGTTGCCCTTGATGAAGCCTTCCAACCCATACCGCATTGCATCCATCAGATGGTTAAAGTCATCAATAGGCACATTCAGTTTGTTTCCGAATTTGTCAGTATTCCATGTGTAGTTGCTGATTTCCGTCAGGAAGTTCACACACCTGGGATGCACAATGATTTCAAAATCCTGAATCCACTGAACACCATTGTTCACACTGTCCTTGCCTTTGACAGCACCTTTGACCCTCATACCATAGCCTTTCAGTTCATCAATGCTTTTCGGTTCGGCACAATCAGCGGTGAAATGCTCTTTGGAATATCCCATGCCGGAAATGTTATCAAATATCTTCCGGTTAGATAGACCCTTTTCATACATTTCATCCCACACAAAGATTTGCTTGCTGTCCAGGTCAACAAAACCACACCAGGCAGCAGAAGGGTCATTGGTATAACCAAAGTCAAGACCAAAGCCTGACTTCAATCCAGGGTGTTCCTTTTTGAACTGCTCTGACTGAATGTCAAAGGTTTCTTCTTTCCAATTCTCATAGACAAGACCTTCAACAATACCCCAGTCACCAAGACCTGCGACCCTGTACCTTCGGGGATTGTTTTTCTTCATGGTTTCAAAGACCTTCTTGTCAGCTGCATCCAACCATTCATTGCACATGTAGTTGGTTGTCAGGGCAAGAATATCAGGGTCAGGGGCTGCATCAAAGAACCGCTTCTTCATCCAGTGATGTTCATTCCATGGGTTGAATGTCAAGGTTATCTGTTTGAACAACCCTGCATCAACCTGACCACGGACTGATTCATCAATTACATCAAAATCAGCTTCATTCATGATTTCATAGGCTTCTTCTATCCACATCCAACATAATGAACCAACTTCAACTGTGATGGAAGTGACTTTCAAAGGGTCATCAAGACCCCTGAAATATATCTTCTGACCGGTTGGAATGTATTTCATTTCCAGTGGGCTTTCTTTAATTTCCCAATGGTCACTGACACACAACCGGTTGATTGCCCATTTCAATTCTGTGAAGCAGCTATCTTTCAATGTTCGGAAAGTCTTTCTGATGACCAGGGTGTTTGCCCCTGGGTACTTCATCATATTGACTATGAACCAAAGGGCTGTTGTTTTGCTTTTCTTTGAAGCACGGCTTCCTTTGGTCACTCTGTATCTGCCTTTGAAATGCCAAAATTTATTGTAGCCCTTACCAACTGTTTTCTTCAAGGATATTCTATTGACATCAGCCATTGAAACACCCCCTGAATATGTCACAATAAAAGCAAAGGTCTGAAAAGACCGGTGTTTTCGGTGTTTTTGTTACTAACCTGATACTATTCATCAGAATCATCAGCATCAAGGTCATCTGAAATGATAACCGGAACTGCACCTTTGACATTTATATTATCTTTGAACATGCCCCATCTTTTACCGAGTAATTCAGCAGCTTTCAATCGTTCTTTTTCATCCGGTGCTTTATCCATTCGCCTTGCATCTGAACATCCGTCACCGCTGCCTTCAATGACAACAATTTCAGATGTAGATTCACCACGCAAAACAGAAGTCAGGTATTCCATGACTTCTTTTGCATCAGCAACCTTGCCAGAACTGATTTTTTCAAGCTGTTCTTCAATATAGCCCTTAATGTTAGCATTTGTTAGCAGTCTTGAACCATTGACCCTGGCTGCATCCTCTGACTTGATTCGGGGGTATGCTGCCTTGTATGCCCTTGTAGCATTGCAGTCAATCAAATATTCATCTGCAAATTTTCGCTGTTTGTCTGTCATGAAATCACCTGCCTTTCTGTGCAAAATAAAAGGAAACAGATTTTTACCTGTTTCCTTCATAATTCTTCATGTTACCATTATAACACAGTTAATTGTAAATTACCATCAAGTCAGGGTATAATTAAAGGTTATACTTCTCTGAAAACAGGGTTAATGCTCTTTTATGTAGTTCATAAACCCATTGTGTAGTGAACCCCATATTTTCAGCAATCTGTTCCCAGGTCATGAAAAGCAAATATCTTGATTGCAAAAGAAGTTTGGCATCCGCATCATCTATGGCTGTGACCTTCTGCCGGATTTCCTCTTTCAAATCAACATAGGAATTTATTTCAGCATTGATTTTGGCTTCAAGGTCAATCAGCTTGTTCACGCAGTTCACAAATGGGGCTTCTGTTTTTCTGCCGGAAGAAGGCATTCCTGAAAGATTAGGGCTTGAAATACAAGTTGACAATGTTCGCAGCTGTGCAGCTTCGGCAAGGTCTGTATTTATCAATTCATTCAGGTGATATGCCTGTTTCAGATATTGTTTAGCGGTCATTTTCACATTTCCTTTCATAATTTTTCAAAGGTTACACTGGTTACAGGTTACACTTATTCTTCTTATTCTCTTATTTTTAGGACACATCATAAAATTACAATGTTTTTTTATAAATGTTTAGAGCAAAAAAGAAGTGTAGAAGTGTAACCAGTGTAAAAACCATTTATTCATAAGGCTTTCAGCGGTTACACCTTCCACTATTGAAGTGTAACCAAAGGGTTATTATTCATCTTTTCCGGCAATTTCACCTGAACATGCAGCATAACCTGCCATGTCAATGTAGTTGTCAGCCTTCGTTCCGGCTTGTGCTCTTGCAATTTTGAACAGCACCATCATGTGACCAACATCCTTTGCAGTCAGGTTAACATGAAGATATACAGACCAGTAGTCAGCAATCTTTTGAAAATTATCTTCCAGTTCACCATACTGCTTGTTCCTATCCTCTGAAACAGTCTTTTTGGCTGTGTCCAAGATTTCACTTCTTGTCATACAATCATTTTCCTTTCTTGCTTTAATTTCACAAATAGGGCATACCTGCCGACCTTCGGGGATGACTTCACCGCAGCAAACACATTTATCTTCCATCATCTGAATACCTTTCCGGACTTTTTATCCTTGATTTCAATTCTGTTCAAAAGTTCAAAGCCACTTTCTGAAACAATGAACTTCAAGACTTTTATCAAGAAGTTGACCTTCCGTTCAAGTTCATTTTCTTCCTTAATAATGGGCTTTAATGCTTCAAATGCAGTGGGGTCAGCATAGCCTTCTGCATTCTGATATGGTTTAGACATTATCAACCTTCCTTTCAATTATTTGTGGCAAATACTCTGACGGATTTGCCATTTTTCTTTGCAACCGCTGATTTGAAATTCATCAAACGGTTAATTTGTTTCGTGAATTCAGCCTTTGAAACAGCTTGAAAACCATTGTTCACACAGAAGCAGTCATATTTTTCAAACACTTCCGGAATGGGCTGATTTTCAAGTTCATAACCTTCATCATTGCAATCTGTCAGGAAGGCTTTCACCGGATTGTTCATTTCCTCATATTCAGCAATTTCAACTGCTATTTTTTCAGATTCCGTGAAGGCTTTTACTTCAATGACTTCTTTCAAGGACTTCAAACCAATTTGAATCATGTATTCCATGACTTCCTGTGATTGCAGCTTGAAGGTGATTGAATTATCATAATCAGCATCATTCTTTGAAAACTTTGCATTGAATGGGACAATCAACAACCTTCGCAGCACTGCACCGCTTTTGTCCTTGATTCGGGGAATGTTGTTTGCTGAAAACAGCATCTTCGCATAGTTATTGAATTCAAAGGGTCTTTCACCTTTATGTTGAACCTGGATTCTGTTGCCGGTCACCAGTTTTTTAAATACTGATGCATTGACAATGAATTCATCTGATATGTCATCACCAATGTTGGCAAGTTTCCCAAACAGTTCCGCATTTTGAAATTTAGCATCCAGTTCTTTCAAGTCAAGTGATGCAATATTTTCTTCACCAAGCATTTTCTGCACCATTGTCAGGAAGGTTGATTTTCCGTTTGACCCTTCACCGGTCAGAATGAAGCATTTTCCACCGCCAAGGGCGGTTGACCGATAAAAGCATGAACCTATGCACTGGTTCAAAATTTGCCTGATTTGTGGGTCATGGCAAGCTATTTTGTCAAGGGTCTTGTCTGCTATTTCAGAATAGGCATTCGGGTTGTAGTCCCAGGGGATGCGGTTGGTCAAGACAGTGGTCTGATTGAATGGCTGCAATGTGTCTGTTTCCAAGTTGTAGATGCCATTCTTGAAGGCAATCAGATGTGGGTCTGCCATGGGGGTGTTGTCCATAATCAAAATGTTCAGATAGGCAAGAACTTCTGACCGCTTCGCCCTGGACAAACCGCTGATATGCTTTATCATGACCGCTTCAAGTTCATCCTGACCGGACACATAGATTCCATCCCTGTAAACATGCAGCTGACCATTTATCTTGATGATGTGGTTGTTGTTTTTTATGTAGGTTGCAAATTTGTCATGCAGAAAGGTTGTGCCTTTGAAGAATACAGGCTTCTTGAATGCTTCATCACGCAGAATCACATTCAGTTCATCTTGTGACAGGGGTTCTTTCAGAACAAAGTCATTGATAATTTGAATGCACTGTCTGCTTTCATCCACACTGAAATCATTGCTTTGAAGGGTCAGTTCATAGGTAAAGAAGGCATCATTCCGACCATCACCGACTTCCATGTCAAGAAAGGGCATGTTGGCTTTGATGGGGAACATCCACTTTGGCAGGGCATCAGCTTCATCATCTTTGCAGTCAAGCAGAATCTGCCGGTCTTGACCACCAAATTTCAGCACTTCATAGGAATTTCTTGAACCAAGTTTGATGTCAGCTGCCAATCCACATGCCAAATAGCATCCGGTCTTGCAGTTTTCAACACCGCTGTTCTTGAACAGGAAGTGCTTGCCCCTGGTGGTTTTATACACACGGCATTTCAATTTGAACTTCTTGACGATTTTGAACAACAATTCTGAACTTTCAAAGTCATCAATATCAATCAGGATTGTGTCCTGTGCCAGGATTCCGGCGAATTCAGGAAGTGATTGAACTTGTTCAAAAGTCTTGAAATCAGTCCGACCCTTGAATTTTTCAACACACTTTTTGTCTTTGGTTTCAACATAACCTTTGAAAAACATGTCAATCACTTCCTTTCCGCAAAGCTGCTATATTTTTTTTGTACCTTTCAGAATCGGCTTTCAATGATTTTGCTGTCCGCAGATATGATGTTTTCAATGTCTTGTAGTTTTTCAAGTCCGCTTTGGCTTTATCCATAGCATCCGGTGACAACCTTGTTCCAATCGGATATTTGCCGGAAAGAACCATCTGCTGCAAGTCAGACACCTTCTGCACTGCATCACTGTATTTTCGGGCATACTCTTTGGCAAACTGCATAGTTTCAGATTCTTTGTCAATCAGGTACTGTTCCAATTCAGCAATAACTTCATCCGAACACCACATTCTGACCAGGGGGAACAGCTTTTGTGCCTTTGCCTGGATGCAGGGGAAGAACTTATCACAATTCAGTTCCATGAAACCTTCACCAGGTTCATCCCATGTTTTGTGCCACTCAATTTTTAATATTTCCATCATGCCACCCCAAAATCTTTCAACCGTTTTTCTGCCATCAGGATATACCACTGTTTGTCAAGTTTGGCAGGGCACTTGACACCATTAACTTCATCATTGAAGAAGAAGCTATGTTCAGGGCTGTTTGATATTTTTGCCGGTCTGCCAGTGCGAACACTGACCTTTTGAACACCGGCATCAGATTCATTCTTTGAAGCAAAGATTCTGATACACTTTTCCTGAATGGCTTCTGAACCATGCAGAATGCACTTGTATTTGCTGCTGATTTTGCTGACCAGTTGAAATTCTTTCAGGTCATCACACTGCATGAT